TCTTTTGTAGATGCTGGAGTCTGACCAGCGGCAATAGCGGCGGCTTTATTCTGCAAAGGTAAAGCTTCAGCCTCTTGCACATCTCTGGCAGTAATTCCGTATTGAGCCATATCCGCCTGCTTTTCGGCTTCCGTCTTAGGAGTCTTGGCTACAGCATTTAAAGCAAGGTAGTTGTTAATGCTGCTGTTTACATCAGCAGTACCTTTTTTATTCTGAATATTCCATTGATCGGCTGCGGATGATACGCTAGGGTTTGCTGCAAAAGCAGCACGTAATCGTGGGTCATAGCCTATGTCTGACGTGTCCATCCCAATGCTTTTTCTTGCATCGGCAATTTGCTGGGCTGTGGCGTTAGGAAACTTAGCCAGCCAGTTGTTAATGCTGTCATTAACACCAGACAAACCCATGCCATGCGTTAATGCGTACTTTTCAGCGGATGAAAAATTACTTACCCCTAAAGCAGTCTGCAAATCAGTTTGGGATACACCCAATTCACGCATCTTGGCTTGTAATTGCGCATCAGTAATGTTTGGATTGGCGCGTAAGTAATCATTAATGACTTTTAAGTAGCCTTGAGGCGTACCACCACCAGCAATAAACTTTTCATAACCAGCGGAACCCGGTAAACCTTTAATGCCACCCGTTCCTGCTGTTGTGCCGGTTGTAGTGGTATCTGTTTTAGTTAAATTAGCACCAGCCGCAGAACCTGATGTGCCTGATAAGTTGGCATAAGGATCTTGACCGGGAGCTAGTGCATATGAAACATCACCACCGTAGTCAATACCGCCTGCGCCCGGACGATAGCCTTGCGCCCGTGTAGGAGGAGCGGCAATCATTTTGCGTGAAGCCGATAACTGAGGAATAACACCTTGGTAGCCAGTCTTCTTGTCAGCGTCTGTACCACCACCATAAACACTAGCTAAAGCACCTGCGCCAGCCAACCAGCTTTTGTTATCGGTTGCAAATTGCTTTAAATCAGAGAGGCCAAAACGAGCGGGTAATGTACCGCCTGCATTTGTGTAGGCTTTGTCCCAGCTATCAATACCGCTACGTACACCTTCGCCCAAGAAAGCACCATTCCCACCGGCTTGAGAAAGCGTTCCTCCGCTTAAGTCAGCTACATTTTCTCCAATTTCGGTTGCAACATCGCCACCAAAATAACTACCATCGGCATAATCAACAGACATAATTAACCCCTTAACATTCTTGCAAGAGCATCTATATCAGCAGATGCTAGGTTTTTAGGCGCTCCAAGCGCCCGTAATTTGTAAGCCATATCACCACCAAACAACTCTTCCATCAATTTTATATTGGCATACGGATCTTGGCTAGGCATTGGTGCGTTTAAACCAAGATCAGTTAATGACTGTTCTGTAGTTTTTGTGCCGGGCGTGGTTGTTTTGGTTGGAACTACCGTTTTAGTGCCATCGGGCGTTACTGTCTTAGTGCCGTCAGCAACCACCGTCTGAAGGATGTCGTTAAAGTCAATATCGGGGAACAGTTTATCAATATCATCGACAGTTAGTTCATCAGGAATGGCTGACTTAATTTCTTTGGTACGGAGTTTTGAAACATATGGCTCATCGTCCTGTGGAACTTCTTCCAAGATATCAGGCGTGCCCAAAATACTATCTAACGACGTAATAGGCCGGTTAGATACGGTTTCAAATTCAGGAATGTCTTCATCTTGTACAAATACAGATTTGCCTTCGTCTGTAGCGTAGGGAGATATAGAACGCAGAAAAGCGTCAAGGTTTTCTGGGTCTTCACGAACCGTCATCTCTTGCGCAGTCGGATCAATGTAGCCTTCGCCACCGGGCCGAAAGTATCCTTCAATAAAGTCGTCTGGGTTTGCGTCAAACCCTGCAAGAGAGGACTTTAGACTACCGCCTTGATCTTTTGCTAACCCTGTTAAAGCATTAAATATTTGTTGATTATTACCGCTACCCAAGGCTTGGGCTGTACCTACGCCTTTAAACACATCGTTTAAAGATATGCCGGTGTCGCCAATTTGAGTGCCGCCTATAGAGGGAGCAAAAAGATTTGCAGCACCAGTTAAACTTGGATTCTGCGCAAAGTTAAGTGCCTTGGTGGCATCGCCAAGGGTAAACCCTGTATCTCCTAATTGCAAAGCGCCAGCACTACCAGCGCCGCCCCTTAGTGCGCCTTTCAGAATATCTTGATCAGTCATGGCTGCATTAAAGCCGCCAGCCAAAGCCCCACCAGCACCAGCCGCCGCAGTAGCGCCAAGACTTGGGAACAAATAGCTTCCCAAAGCACCTGCACCACCACCCATTGTGATAGCGCCCATAGCAATTGGGCCAAGATAGTCCCACATGTTTTTAAGGTCAGACTCATTCCACTTAATGCGCCCAAGGAACTTACCTTCGGGATCGTAGTTATAAACGTAGTCACCTTCTTGCTTAGAAAAACCACCTAATGTTTTTGGCGCATCATCGTATACCGGTGTGGCATCCATGCCCTGACCAATATAGTCAATGATTTTTCTATTGTCATTTTCAAACGCAGACCATCCATTGCCGTATTGAACAGCATCGTCGTAATATTTTGTGCCCTGTTCAGTTTCTTCTTCGCGTCGAGAAGTAGCGCCCTTTTCTTTGTACAAAGATTTAAGGTCGTCTAACGTAAAATTTCCTGAAGGTGCTGCAACGTTAGCCGCAGGAGCCTGCCTTTGCTGATCACGTAAAGCGGCAGCAGCCTCCCAACTACCAGTCAGTTGGTACAGTTCTTCATCGCTCATTGGTTCTGCCATGTTTAAACCTTAAGGAGGGGTTGGGCGGGGGTCAGGCAACCGCGCAACAAAGTTTACAGCCATTACCGCTGAAGCAACAGCAGGATATGGGGCAGACGCAGGGATAGCCTCCATCGTCACATTTGTATTGTCTGCGCCCCAGTACATCTCAATGTATTCATTCGCCGCTAAATCAATGTCAAATATCCAATTAACATTAAAGTGATTATCTGAGCCTTCAACTGTGTATCTGTGGCCCGAATAACCAATCGTAATGTTGTTTCGGCGTATCCAAATCTGCACATCCTTACCGGATGAATTAGTACTCTTTAATTGAGCCGACAACTGGAAGTTATAGACACCGCCCACGGCCACTTGAATTTTAGATGTACTGCCAGACTGCAAAGCTACATAGTTGTTCAGATAGGTCTGGTTAAACGTGATGGGATAACCTGTGTTTACGGCGGCCAGCGTCTGGTCTGCGGTGTTAAAAAACAGCCCATTAGGTACGTTAATGTTGCTAGGATCAATAGCCCCGTCTGTTCTTAATTGAGCAAGAATCTTGTCCAACTGGTTAAAGTACAGACGCAAAACATTGTTTAACTGCTCGTGGTAGTCAGAATTATAGTTTTTAGGAGACAGAGGTAAGTTAGGAGCCGCAACCCTTGATAGCTCAAACTCAGAGGTAACAATCATGTGTTACCTCGCCTGCCGTCTGATTTAATGTCAATCCTTGGAGCGCCTAACTGCCAAGATGTACCCAGTCTATTAGATTCAACTTGGAAGATCATCTGACGGCCACGCACCCGGATGTACACCTGACCTGTGAATTCCTCAACAGGGGCTGTTGCAATACGCTGGATAACAGCGTTACTACTGCCAGCAACAGACTGCGGATCATTTGGGCCAGAGCCTGAGTTCTGATACGGTATCAGTGACATGGTGCATTGAGGAGTCAAGTCACCACTAGAGTTCCTAAAGGTCAAGTCAGGAATGACACGCCACACAAAGCCAAAGTTATGGCCGTCATCAATGTCAAACTCTGAAGAACCAATAGAAGCCGCAATAGCCGCTGGCGTACCAGTTTCGTTGTCATCGTTACCTTGTTCTTGGTTAACCAAGTTATAGGAGTACGTTGCGGCCAATGGATAGTCTCTCAAGCCTGAGTCAAGCCAAGCTGTTCGTGCCATCGTGCCGTAGTACCAGATGTCTTCTGAATAGTTGTAGACAACGTATCTATCAATTGCTGTGCTATCAGCAGAACAATAGAACCACCAGACTTCATTAAAACCTTCGTTAGTTCCAGAGAAGATCTGACCAGCCTGTAAGGGATTAATGTCGCTAAAGATGTACTGGCGCAAATCACAACGCAGAGTCTGTACACGGCCATCGTATTTGTAAAACTTATCTACGCCCATCCAGTACACAATGCCTGAAGCTGTGGCCGCTGCGTTTTGGGATGCAATAGAGATGTTGTCACCCAACAATTGAGACTGCCATACTGCTGGCGGGCCAACATACTGCAAGGAATACAACGCAGAATCAGACCAAACCACAATCTCTTGACGGGTTTGTAAGCAAGTAACCAACTCAGAACCATGAGAAAACCGAACACTACCCGCTTGGGTCGTTGCGGCTGGTGTCCAATTAATCAAAGACTCTTGGTCTGACCAACGAATAAGCATTGAATCTTGAACGGCAGAACTGTAGTCATTACAGCCAAACGCAAACACAAATCGGCTAATGTCTGACACAAAAATAAAGTTCTGAATAGTTGGCACATCAGTACCACCAGCCAAAGATGTCAGAGCTACTCCACGAGTTTCAACTCCAGTAGTGGCATCCCAGTAATAAATAGCTCCACTGCGGGGTGCAAAGATTAAGTCTTCACCAAAGTTACTCTGGCTCCATAGACGAATGTTTGTCTCTGTGGTCGATGGAATACCAATACTCCAAGGGCCAGTGCCCCATGTACCAGCACCCCAGCCTGTCAACGGTATTTCTGTGGCTGAACCTACGTTAATCTGGTAAGCGGCAACAACTGACGCACCACCGTAAGAACCAGCCGCTAACGCTGTTGGCGTGACAATTGTGTAAGTGTTACCAGTCAATACGGTGACTTGAAACTCTGCGTTTAAAGTAGATGCGTATGTACCTGTAGCCCCAGTAAAGGTCACAAAGTCGCCTGTAATACAGCCGTGCGTAGCGTCAGTAACAGTAACTGTGGTAGTGCCGTTGGCGCTAAACGGGTTAGTTCCAAGTGATGCTGTTTCACGAATTGGCGTAATGTCGTTATACACACCACCTTTTTCAATGTAAAACTTTAAGTTAGTGCCTACACCAATTAGGTTGTAGTTTTCAAGCGTTACCCAGTTCCACAAAGAACGGCATACGCCTAGGAAGGTAGATGATGAAATACGCTGCCAGCCACCTATTTTCTCAGGGGTTCCAGAACGAAAGCGAACTTTTTCAGACTCATACCAGCCACCGGCCACGTTAGTGCCAGTATTAACAGACCCCAAAGCCTCGGATGCGTACCGTGTATTTTCCCGGTTAACCCCCGGCCTAAATAGAATCTTTTTTAACGGCATCGGTTGTCCTACGATAAAAACACGGCTCGTTCGTCAATACGGCGTTTCTGAAGCCCTTTGAGAATTTTACCCCCCGCCATGCAATACTTCAAGAGTTCTTCAGCAGCGCC